ATTCTTACCCGCAATCTCAATATCGTCTAGAACCACTCGGTCTGCGTGTAGACCTGTAATCTGACCTGTTATACCTCGGGCTGCACAGTTTAAATCCTGTGTAAACTTGGTTCTAACCGCTAGGTTAAAACCAAGTGCATTGTCTTTATCTATATCCCGTGGAACCATATACTTGCAGTATGGAACTACTGATAAGATCTTTCTAGCCTGAGATACAAAGTCTATAGCCTTGCCTTGGGTATTGGATAATACCAGAAAGGTTAGGTTTGGGTCCTTAAGCCACTCCCAACTGGCAAGACAAGCGGTAATGGTAGACTTACCAGTACCTCTTCCTGCGGCTATAATGGCATCTGAAGGGCCTTCTTGGATCTCTCGGGCTAGTTCATACTGGATTTTGGTAGGTTCCCCAAGGCCAAGATGCTTAAAGCAAAAGTACAAGTGGTTTCTAAAATCATCAATAACTTCTTGGGGAACCTTCATCAGTATGCTGCTTTCTTAATTTTAAATGGAACGGCATCCTTTATAGCTGCTTCTACAGCTTCAATTGTTTCGTTTGGAATAGTATTAACCTTATCCTTATGATCACTGAGGACACCACGGACTACTGTATATAAACCTGGAGTGCGTCGATCAGGATCATTAAGATCACTAATTAGACAATCCAAAAGCTTTTCTTGCATATCATTAAGTTTTTCTTTCATTTCTTTAACTCCCTATTGTCACTAACAAATGAAGGTGGTACACAATACCAACCTTCAGGTATACGAACATTATTATTACTTAAGACCCATTGACCTTGTTGCAAAGTATATACTTTGGCTTGGACATTAGGGCCCAGTCTTATTGGACTGTCCTCGGGAATGAATACTGTCCTGCTGCCGCAACCACTCATCAATCCGAGAACCAGCCCTACGAAGACGGTCACGGTCAATATCAGCATCAACGGCAATCGACCCAATTTCGATCCTTTTAAGAAGTGCATCTATAATTCCTACGGCTATTTGAGCCATTATTTTATCAAACATTGTTAGCTGGTGGGGTTACTGGATCAGCTGGGGTTTTGGCATCCTTGGCTAGAATTAAACCAATACCAGCAATTACAGCAGCTACGGCTGAAGCAAAGTCAGCAGTGGTAGCTGGATCACCATCAAACATAGCAGTGAGTACGCCACCTACGGCAACACAGATAGCACCAATACCAGCAATGGTTGTATTACGATTATTCATAGTTTTTTCCTTTCGAGTTCAATTACTCTTTGTTTTAAATCATCCAGCATTGCACCATGCTTTGCGTCATTGGATGATACCTGAATCTGGGCTTTTACCAAATCTTGAACAATTGTTTTTAGTTCTGTTAGATCTTTGTCTGTTTTATCTATAAGTTGGGATCGTTTGCCAATGTCAATAAAGAAACCACCAACACCAGCGGCTAAAACAAATAACTGTAGAATTTGTATTAAATCTTGTTTTTTTTCCTGTGGCATTAAGTTTTCCTTATCCTGTAACATTAATAAATCCTGAAGAGTCTAATAGTGAAACTGAACCATCGGTATTTAGTACAGATAGCCTAATCCAAAGTGTACTTGGAATACCAACTCTTGTAAATTTTACAGCACATTCATTACGACCAGATACCCAATTTGAAACAGGATAATTTAAATCTACTGGATTATCTTGAACAAGAGAAGAATAAAGACCATAACTAGTATTTTCCAAAGCATAAGTACTACTAGCACCATTTATCAGAGTACCTGTATATTTTACTAAGTCAGGTTGAGCTCCAAAAGCACCAAAAGTACCTGTTGGATAGATATGCGTAGGGTCTAATGAAAACAAAGGAGAAATAGTTCCCCAAGTCCATGGTCCTGAATCGAGTTCGCTATCGGTTGATGTGGAATCTCTTTGTGGAAAATTATTTACAGAACTATTAATATACATTCTTCTAAAAGTTCGTGCGTATCCTATTGATTTAATCCTAGGAACTCTAATTGCTAAAGTAATAACATATCTAGTTCTTTCAGAAGCACCTGTACCAGTTGTTTCTAAGGCTTCTCTTTTTACAAATACTCGTACCTTAGAGTAATCAATTCTTGAGTCTGCTCTATATTTATTTGTAGAATAGGTTGAGTGTGGATAAAGAGCAAACAAATTTGAATCTGTTAGTGGTGTTGTTTTTGAATGGTTTGATCCCTCATTAAACCCATATTCTAAAATAATAGATGTTTTAAGTGTATCATATCCACCAGAAGTAAATAAATCAGTTAAAGAATCAGCAGCTACTAATCTAAATACATACTCATCTTCAGGATCAGATAAAAAGTTTGTTGATTCTGAAAATAGTTTATTTGAATCTATATTAAAAAGTACACTACCAACAGCATTATTTAATAGTGGCCTTGGATCATTTGGTCTAAATGCCCATGGAAAATAAAATCTACCTTGGTTATTTAATTCTGTTCCTGCTCCCCACGAAGAAGAAGTGCTAGAAGTAAATGGTGGATTTTTTGCGTTTGTTTTATATAGGCCAATATTAGTAGCCCCGTCTATCATATTATACAAGTACCAATCTATATCTGCTTCATTATATCTATAGTTTTGTACATCTCCAGAATCAGTATCCCATTTATTACACCATTCACTCCAATAGTGGTTTGCTTTAAATAATGTTCCTAGTCCTAATCCAGCTGAACTAGAGTTATGATTTGGAAAAGTTGCTGCATTTGTATAATCAGGTTGAACTGAATTGTATCCCTGAAATCTTACTGAATTACTATTAAAGGCTGAATTAGTATTCATTGCAGCATTATCTTTATTTGAAAAAGCTAAAGCAGCTTTATTATAATAAATCATTTGTCTTGGTATTTTCCATAAAACAGTTTGTACTGTTGCATTAGGATTTTCAAATGGTATATAAGTAGCATCTGCTAAGTTAGTATATGCTGCACTTAAAACAGCACCTTTATAGTATCTAACTTTTGCATCTCTTGATTTGACAGTACTGCTTCCACCCTGTAAATCATTTGCTCCTGGAGTTGGTCTTGCAGCAGCAAAAGCCATATCCCTTAATCCCATTAAATATAAATCTCTTTGGGGAGATCCAGCTTCATTATCTCCTCCAATAGCATTTAAAGAAGTAACTAATGCTGCGTTTGTCGTAGCAGTAAAGTATGTAGTATTACTAGCAGCAATTGGTATATTTGCTAAAGCAGTAGTGTGGCATTCAGGTACACTAAGATAGAAATGTTTAATTCCATATCCCTTTAGTTTAGAGGTAAATTGAACTAAACTTCCACCAACCTTTAGTCTTTTTTCATAAAAGAACGGACTTACTTTATATAAGTGAGTTCCATCATCAACCGCGTGATACTTTAATCCAGTAGTTGTACCGTATCCTGTAGTACTGTATAGTTCTCCATAACTATCCCAAAAATATGCTTTGTAGTTATCAAGATTATCTCCCGTTCCAGCTGTATCCGCAACATTAACACGATCACGATTTAAATCCCAATAGAACTTAAGCTTAATTGGATTTGTAACATTAGCTGATAAACCATCTAATTCACTTCTAATCTGTGAAAAGAATGTTTGAGGATCTTCTGAATTTGGTAATGTATTTTTTACAATATGATATACGGTTGGAGGATCAGTTAAAACCCAACTAGTTCCTGATTTAAAGGGAAGCAAGAAAGATTTACTAGAAACATCTATACTTGAAGCATTGTTAGTATATGATAAGTTACTAACCAAACCATAGAATGCTCTGTTATTAAGACTAAGATTGGTTGCTGTAATATCTTGAATGCTTGGTGTTGCTTTAACCCATACTGTTCCATTGTATCTTAATAGATCTCCAGCTGCAAGTCCAGCTAAACTAACATCAGTTAAAGTACTTAAAGAACTTGTAAAAGATTGTGCTGCAAATTCATTTCCATTCCAAACTAAAGCTTTTCCAGGACTTAAACTTGTTAAATTTATAGGAACTGGATTTGGACCATTATAAACAATTAAAGGAGTTTGTGTATTATTAACTAATTGCCAGTATGTATTATCAATTGGATTTTGTGATCCAGTTGTTGCTTGAATGCATTTATAAATAGCTGAACCAAATACAACAAAAGAACCTATTGTATAGTTTACACCAGCCGTCCATGTACTCATTGTTTGATAAACAGGATAAAAATTATTAATTGTAGATCCAGCTAGAAAATCTCGTTCTTGGTTTAAAAACAATAGTTGATGAAACGATGCGTTTAGTTCTTTAGCTGTTAATTTAGCACCATCTACAAATTTATAAATCATTCTATTTGATGGAGTACTTCTTCTTATAACTATTTGATATCCAGCTGTGACTGATGCTGTTAAGTTAATTCTATTATTAGGTTCATCAATAGTATAATCTGTACCCTGAACTAACAAAGTTTCAGGACTTCCAACAGTAGGTCTAGTATAAACTTTTAATTGATCGGCAATAGGAAACTCACAAATCCAAGCTAAAGTACTATAAGAATAATAGCCAGAGCCAGAATAAGAAGTAACTATCTCTACATTACCTACAAATGTAATTGGATTATTTGAAATATAACTGTAACAGGGCATAAGTTCTCCTTATTCAATACTGGTATTTCTAGATCTAAATGTTCCAAGTATTTCTACGTTTGAAATGTTGCATGGAGTTGGGTAGGACGATTTAATAAAAATCTTACAAGCTTCTGAATAAGATAAAATCTTTACTAAATGTTCACCAACAGTATCGACTTTTAATTGATCAGTTCTTGAAACTATAGAATTAACATCTAAAGGATAAAACGTTACGGGAGAATCAATCCTTCCTCTTCGACTTATAGTAACATCATAACTTCCAGAGTATAAGTGTTTAGTTGTTAATCTCTTAAGATTTAAAACTCCTTCAATAACTGTTTCTGCCTTAGTTCCACCAGAGGTTGATCTTTGAACTTGTTGAGATAGTTCAATATTCATTTCATAAGACCTTCCTACATAAATAGGATAAGTTCTATAGTCTCCTGAAATGTAAATGTTTGTTGAACCCGAAGCAAAAAATACATTACTAGGATCAATAGTAAAAGTTAGATAAGCTTGTGTTGACCATTCTGGGGCAAGGATAGCATACTTAACTTGTGGATCATAGTAAGGTAATATTAAATGAGTTTTTCCACTTACCAAATTAGGTTGAGGTGTTACCTTAACTAGCCAATCTACCATTGGAGTAGCAATTGGTACGGTTTCTAATGAAGTAAAGTAAACACAAAGTTTAAAAGAATTCTGTGCTTCATTTATTGGCCGTTTAGAAACAATATAGAAATCTTTTTCATAAGCAACCATTGCTTTTACATCATCTAAAGATGATAGAATCCATCTATGAAAAGCATTTTGAACTATTCTTTCACCATTTGTTCTGAATGTAAACAAGTAAATATACTCTGTATTATCTTCATCAACAGCAAATATTGTATTTACACCAGAAGATACTGCCATTGTACTTACGTTTTCTGGTAAGTATCCTCTACAGTGTTGGCTTATATCCATTGAAGTTGAATATTCATCATTAAACGAACTACCAGAAAGATACATATACATCTTACTAGCATTCATAAAGAAGATATTATTACCCATTTTTTGGGGAGCTGTTAGTTTGCTAGTGCTGTAGAATGAAGTTGGTCTAAACTCTACGTTAAATGGAGATATACCAGTATCAATAGAACCACCACGAACTTCAAACTGAACAGAACCAGAAGATAGAGCAACAAGGATATTTTGGAAAGGTATGATATGACTTAGTTTATTATAAGCACCAACACTAGCTTGAATATCTATTGGATCTGTTTCAACAACGTTAGAAACATCGTCTATCCAGAAATTAAAGAATGCTCCAGAACGGCTTGAAGCAATTGCATTATCTGTTGCTATCCATAGTCTATTTTTCCAAATAGCCATAGATTGAATTCGTTCTTTTCTATTAACTCCTGTTAATCCAGGATTGCTTAAACTAGTTCCAGCTCTTCTTGGAAAAAGAGGCATATGTTTGATCTTCCATTTACCCGCATCAGCTGAATCCTTATAAATTATTAAAGGCATACGACGATGATCAAAAACACTATTAGGACCTTCAGATCTAATGCGTTCAAAATATGGATTCTTTAAATATCTAGTAGCTCTGTAAAATCCAGCTGGAAAAGTTAAATAAGGATTACGAGCAAAGTAAACTTTACCACGTCCAAGATAAGTATTTTGTCCATCCCTATCTTCTGGACTTAGCGGAGAGGATACATAGTTGTGATCCTTTAGCCAATTAATCCATCCATAGGTATATGTAGTATTGGTATTTGCTGTAAACTGAGGACCATCTACAATAATACTTGTAGGATTTACTACAGTAATTGTTCTATCTTGACCATTTACACTTCTAATAAACATTCCTACTTGCATTCCAGTTGTATCTGCAATGTTAATTTGATTTGTAGAAATAACTAGTGTTCCTGTTTTAGTTGAAGTATAATTAGGTATTGTATGTGGGTTGTCATAATAGTCATATAACATTCGCCATGCGCGAAACCCATTAAAATCAGTTACATCACTTGCTACTTCATCAACAGGATACTGAGGAATTATACTAAAGTTTTCAACACTCTGACCAATCTCAATTTGCTCACTGAAAGAATCTAATGTATAATCAATATTGTCTCGTACATTAGGCCAGTAAGATGTACTATCATATGTGTCTTCATATTGGGGAGAAAAAGATAAAGGTCCAGTTGTTTTTTTATAATTTACAATATCACCAGAATGAATGTATTCACTCTGTGTTATTGCTGTTGCCCAGTTAGCAGCATCATATTCCACTTCTAACTGAGAATTATCAGGTAAATAGTCTGTTGGAACTAATTTATTCCATAGAATACAACCAACATCAAAGTCAATTGATCCAAAAGTTTCTCTAGTTTTAGTAACTGGAATACTAGATACTATACTATTTGCAATAGGATAATTGCTTGTTGTAGACTTATTTCCAAATGTTAAGTATTCAAAGATTGCTCTATTAAATCCAGAAGTATTACTAGTATCTATTGTTTCTTCAATCCATTCTGTAGGTTCAATTCTATATACTTTTAAAAAGGTTGATAAGTTTAAGGTTTGATTATTCCATGTAAATGTTTTCTTAGATACAGGATCAAAAGAATATCCTGCTCTATTAATTACAATACAATATCTATTGTATCCATCAATATCTAAAAAGTGAAAATAAAAATTATCGGTATTTAAACCATTTAATACTGGAATAACATTATCTATTTCAAGATAACATGTACTTGCACCCGAAGCAACCATACTTAGTGGCGGTCTTTTTTCGACAGACTTCTCAAGTGTTACCAAGCAATTATCAATGTTTTCAGCCTCACTAGTAAGTCTTTTGCTAGGAGCTTGGCGGCCTACGCCACCACTAAGTGTGTTGATTGGAAGTCTTGTAATTGGCATTAGAACCTCGTTCTAGTAAAGTAAGGATCATTGCTTAGGATTCCTCTACGATCCACAGCGGCCTGTGTACCAGGATCTCCTAAGAAGATAGATCTATGTTTCTTAAATATGTCTGCGGCTCGTCCTCTAGCCATGTGGTATTGTTCTCTTTGAGCCATTCGTTTATCCACATCTAAGTCACCTTGGGTAATAATTTGATATTCTCTTGCAGCGCTTTCCATAATACCACGCTGAAGTGCAGAATCAATATCATCCCATCCATAATTTGTGTTATCAGCACCGAGTGTTACAATGACTTCTACCTTAAGTGTATCTGTAAAAACATCCGTTTGCTTGGTAATATTGAAAAGCACGGGTCCGCTATTTGAGGACTTAATTGTAGTTTGGATCACCTCCCCCGTCGTAGGATCAAATAGGGGTTCCACGACCTGTGCATAACAAGCATTGGCGGGTAAGAGAATCTTACCATTTACATTAGGAGTAATTTCTGTAACATATCGGTTATTGGCTATGCCTCTCATCACAGCCGCCTTGATGGTTTGTTTAAGGATAAACTGAGCTACGCTGGTATCTACACCAGCATCCGTGTTTAAATCATTAACCAAATGTTCACCTGAGGATAACAGCATATGGTTTACCGCTTCGGTAAAGCTGTATAATCCCATTACTTAGCTCCTTTCTTTGGATACGGAACCAACTTATTTAAAACTTCTTGACGCTTCTCACAACCACAACCTTCTGTTTTCTTAATACCTAGTTTATTAGCCACCTTGGCTACAGTATCTCCTAAACCACGGGAAGATTGTGTAATTGGATTAAAAGGTTTCATGTAACTTTCCTTGCGAAAAAAATACCTAGGGGGCCTTTCGACCCCCTAGGTACAAATACCAAAATGTAATTAGCTAACGCTAAAATTAATTAGTCTCAAGACCCTGGATTGCGCCGCAGAGTTCTGGGCGAAGAACACCAGCACCAGCCATGATGGAGCTTACGGTGAAGAATGTACCTCTACGGACATCCTTGACTGTTTCAACCTTCATGCCCTGTAAACGCAATGAACATACGGCTGAGCGTTGCCAAATAAGAGCCTTAATTGGAGCAAAGTCATCGCCTGATGCATGAGCAGTAGAAACGCTAGCACCAGAAATAGCATCCTTAGTGAATGCACCAGCATTGTCGGTTGGATCCCAGTTTGCTTGTTTAGAGGCATTCCAGTCAAAGTCATACTTTGAATCACCGAGTTTAGCTAGAATACCAACCTTATCGGCAGCGTTGTTAATTAAACCAGTGCTAGCAAAGACTGGAGCACGATCATTTCCGCTGTTACCACCAGACTTAACAACATAACCTTGTAGTTGTTGTAAGTGATTGCTCTTAACAATTTTAACACCCATATACTCAAGACCTTCGGTAATAGCAAAAGTGCTTTGAGAAAGGGGAACGCCAAGCCCACCAGCTTCGGCTACACCACCGAAGAATGGACGACCAGCACCACCGACGAGGCCAGTAGCATCACGAGCAATACCAAGAGCACGAATGTCATGGAAAGCTTGTGGAGTAACGGCGCAATAAACTTCACCAAGGGTTGCGTCGATTTCGGAAAGACGAACCATGTAACGCTCTAGATAATCAAGAAGGAGTAGTGCCGCATCAGTACGTTGAGTCTGAGTTGAAGCACGATTTCCAAGGTGATTAAAAATAGCATTTGGTGGTAGTGTAGCAGTACCACCAGATGCAGATGGACGACTCATACCAACGTAATCAGTACTAAATGGATTACGATTTGGTAAGAATGCAGCCTGTGCAATCATACAAGCAATTTGCTTGTCACGAATGTAACTAAGTTGAAGACCAGCTTGACGGGCTAATTCAGCTCTGTAATCCCATTGGGTAAGCATGAGGTGAATATCATCAAGTTCAAAGAATGCAGCCATTGGTCGTTGGTCGAGAGAAATATCGAACCAACCTGGAGTTGAAACACCAGTATTACCAACTAACTCTTCACCAGCTTGCCAAATACCCTGATGACCAACGGTTCCTGTAATGGGGAAACGCTTGGTTGTACCTGACTCAATGGTTTCTGTAGTAACCATTGGCTCAAACATATTGTATTGATCATAAGCATTGATTACTTCACCTGACCAAATAGGAAGCCAGTATGAAGGATCGCTTGCACCAGAAACAGAAGGAAAGCTGTTTAGACTGGCAGCTTGACCGCCTTCTGGCCAAGCCTTAAGTTGATTGGGGTTAGCTGGGTGAGTATAACCTGTTGACCCAATTGGGAACATCTGTCCTGCTGATAAACTATCTCCTGAAGCCATATTTGTTTCTCCTTATATAGAAACTCTCTATTATATTAAAACTTAAAACGAAGGAGAAACCCTTAATTGTTCCGTGTCCTGAGGATTGTACGGAGTTAACGATTTCTATAACCATACCGAGATGTATTGACAACCATTGCTTCGACTGCTTTTCTATAATTTGAATCTACACGAAAACGAGGATCGCGTAATGCAGCTTGTTGTTCGGCAAGGTTCTTAAACACCTGTACGGATTGTGGAACCTGTGAAGGATTGACCCGATTATCCATTGGCTTAGGTTCCTGTGAAGGGGCCTTTGGTGGGTTTTGTTGCTCAAAGCGTGCCTTAAGTCCCAGGAGGACATTCTTATAGGCATTAGTCTGGAGAGCACGATTAGTTGCTGCAACCTCTTCAGCTGTTAAATTATCTTGGGCCCATTTAAACATCCGCTTAAGGCTGTCATTACCTCCGACAACCGAAGCAGCATCGTCCCAAGATTGCTTAGCCAAAGCCTTACGGCCCTTAATCATCTGCTCAATAATTACCTCATCAGCACCCATCTTATCCTGGATTTCCTTACGAGTAGCAGCACTTACGGCACCCGTTGAGTCAATTTCCTTGCCCCAACGAAGCCAATCTTCTGCGCTAACCCGAGCCGTAGCCCCAGGTTGAGGAGTAGGTGGTGGTGTAATCTTGAGGTCTTCAGGGATACCTGATAGATCCTCGACTGGCTCAGGCTTAGCCTGAGCAACTGGCTGTGAGTCCACATAATTGGGATTGGTCACACCATTTTGATTGTATTGCTTCTTTAAGGAAGCGATTTCTTGTCTTGCCTGAGTAAATCCCTTACGGGCTTCTACTAGGCTGTTGAACCAATCATCAGCTGACTTGAAGTTACTGGGGATCTTTTGCCCCTGGTCCTGAACGTACTTCATGAACATTGCACGCTCATGGACAATTTGTGGATCTTCAGTCTGAACTGGTGTGGCTAAGTGTGGCTGAGTCTCGACAAGTTGAGATTGTTCAGCATTATTAATATCTGACATTTATATAACTCTCCTTTAAGATTGTTCGGATTACCGAGTCTTAGTTTTCTTTACAACTTTTGATTTCTTATTTTTATTATCTGGCTTAGGGCCAGTACGTTCCTTAATATAGTCTACATCATACTTTGTTTTTTTGTTGGGTGTAAACATTACTTCTTAGCTTTCTTACCAGTCTTTTTCTTAGCTGGTGCTTTTTTCTTTTTCTTTGGCATTGGGGTTTGTTCTTCTGGCGGAACCATAGGCATACCCATGCCCATCTGTGATTCCATCATACCAGGACCATAGCCTGTTGGCATACCCATTCCCATCATTGGCATTCGTGACATATAAACCTCACTTTTTAATTTTCTTAAAAATACCTAAACCAGCAAGATGATACAATTGCTCGTATCCATTTATACTACTACTACCATTAAAATCAGCTCCAGTTCTATAATTATAGTTTTGTTGTGTTGAACCAATATACTCTTGAGGACTAAAGACTGGTGTTTCAAATCCTGCAGCAGCTGAGTGAGCAAGTACTGGTGTAGTAGAACAAAGCACATATGAGTTATTTTGTAAAGTTAGTGTAGAACCCTGTGTAGGGATGTTACCTGGAGCAAAACTAGTACCACTTAAAAAAGCTTTTAGTCTATTAT